CTCTTCAGGACAAAAAGAGCCCGACATCTTCGCAGGATGCCGGGCAGGAGGACTATGTGTTCCAAGGAGGTCGCCGGTACCACCGGTCTAACGAGATTCTACGCGAGTCCTGATCCCACTTCCACTGTTGCCACTTCGCCCAGGTGCATCCCGCCGATCATCATCCTATCGGCTACCTCTTCGAGCGTCTTCTTGCGCTCCCATACGAAGTTGAACGCCGCCGGGCCAACCTGGACCATGCGGAATTCGTCGTTGGGGAACTGCGTTTCCAGCGAGTCGGCCACATTGGCCAGGACATCGAACTCGCCGCCGGGCTTGAACACCTTACCTTTGCCGGCTGCCAGGATGACGGTCTTGTGGGTCCTGTTGCTGGGTGCAAACATCTTGATGGTGAGTTTCTTGATTGGCGATGATGGTTTGCTCATATCGAAACTACCTCGGTATCTTCTTTGAGTTGCAGTGCCCCAATCACTTCGCGGCACTTTGCGCAGTTGAAAACATGAGTCCTGAAGTCTTCTACGATCTCGCCGCCATCTTTCTTGTGGACCCGAATATGGTCGGCATCTGATACTGTTCCATCTGTGTAAACAATGACTGTTTTCACTTCGACCTCGCTTTCTGTTTGTTGAGTGCCCTACTCATGCGTCCCATCCACTTCAGGACTCGCAAGACGTGACGAGGGCCGCGTGCAAAGCGCATACGGCCCGGTAGACGTGGGATGCTCACTCCACCCACTTTCCCAGCCCCTTGGCTACAGCGATGGTCGCCAGGGTCATGCTGCGTACCGTGGCGATGGTGCCGAGTCTCACAGTCTGTCCCTTGGCTTCCAGTTCTGCGGCGATCTGCGACTGGTTCCAGTCCTGATGCTGCATGACAACAGCGCGGACGGCATCGGTTGCGGTGTGCTTAGGCTCGGAGGCATAGGGATTGAATGCGTCCTTGATAACCGTATCGAACTCTTGCACGACAGTCGCTTGTGAGTCCTGATGCGCAACGTCATTGGATGACGCCTTGGGGAGTTCAGGACCGGTCGGCCATCCAGCATCAATAACGGCATCGACGATGGGCGAGATGAACCCTGGGCACTCTTCCGGGTCCTGATGCGCCTTGACGCGCTTGGCCTGGGCGTTGTACCAGTCCTGTGCTTCCTTGCTCAGGCGTTCCCAGTCGCTATCTGATGCCTTGGACACGGCCAGCACAAGGCGCCGCAGGTAGTGGCCGTCAGGTTCGCCATCGGCCTGAGGTAGAAACTCTGTGCCGGCGACCGCAAGCAGTTCACTGTAGATGGTGGTCAAGATTGCATCTCCTGTTTCTTCCTGCCGATCAGGCTTACGAGCAGGTTGCATTGGGTTGGAGTGAAGGTATCGTGTCCCGGCCAGTTGTCCTTGATCAAGTTCAGGACCTCAATCATCGGTACATGGGTCTTCTCGTAGACCTCGTCGATCATCTCGGGGAGCGTCATATGGCTGGATAGCCTCCGCGCTCTGGGTTTCTCTGCGGAAGGGCTTTCGGCTCCTCTGGTGGGTGAGTTCCGTACTTGGCGATGAACTCGTCTGAAAGGCGGAAGGGGCAGGACTCATCGTGATCCTCGAACCCTCCGCACAATGAACAGTCGCCATCGCCATTTTCACGGCTCCTGTCTTCTTGCAGAATCCTGACAATAGCCTCCGCTTCGGCTTGTCTGTTGGTTGCGTACAATGTTCCTCCTTTTGAGTCCTGTTAAGGATGGTAATCAGCGGCAGGATGCCCAACCGGCTCGCACAGGCTGGGCACTGCTCTGGAGAGTCGCCAATCGCATCACAATCGACGCATAGGTAAGCGTCCCTCAGGTTAATGTGCATGGCTCATGACCGCATGGATCAGGACCATAGCCGGGTAATGAAGTTCCCACAGGCCCCAGATTACGAGTCCTGCCAGGACCTCAAAAGCCAGCGCGTTACGGATGCCGATAAAGACGCCAAAACGTCTCGGCAGTAGGATTACGTTCGGGCCTTCGCCGAGGACGTTGGCGTGTGGATAGTGGTACTGGCCGGTATGGTCAAAGCCTATGCCCAACTCCTCATATCCTGTTGCTGCCCACGCTTTATCGAGTTCAACCTGCTCGCGGGACGGGATATTGCTCCGGTCCATCACTTCGTTCGTGATCCGTTCTGTTTCGGTCATCTCAAGACCCCTTTCTGTGAACAGGATTATTAAACCACCACTCGCACGGTTTATCAATATAAATCTTTCGAACTTATTAAACTTTTCTGTTGACACGCACATCGGGGGTGCTATTCTTGGTTTATCAACTAATTGGTTGTTGGCAATCAACCTCACATGGAGCAGAAATGGACATCTACGGACGTTGGGACTGGCGCATTCTGGCCGTGCTGATTATCGGCGGATTGATTGCAGGGTGGCTGATAGGCTGAGTGCCATACTTGGCCTACAATTTACTCACCGCAGTACAGGAAGGAGGGTAGCCTATGGTCTTCAGGACTCGAATAAGCTTGGATGGCATGGGTCCTGAAGCTACTTCTCAAACGCAGTCGCAACCGAGCCGGGCGGTATATCCCGGCACAAGAAAGGAAAGCATGAACATTTACATCGCAATCGGCCTGGCGCTCCTGGCGCTGATCTGCTGGGAGTTCTACCGGCTGGGCCGCTCCGAGCGTGCGCGGCAATATTGGCTGATGGTGGAAGCTGAGGCGCTGAGGCGTGAGAATCTGCGCGCAAAACTCTACAACGACGCTGTAAAAGATCGGAGAGACTGACATGACCGAACTAAATATCGCACTCGAAGTAGCCAAGAAACTCATCGCTGAAATGGAAGACGCCCCGGACAGGTCGCCGTGCGCCAAGAAGCACCGCGCACGTATCGCGCTGATCGACTACCGGATGTTTCTGCTGGGCCGGAAGTCCTACGATGATCTCTGCCTAGTGCGCGCCAAGGCGATGCAGAGTGGAGTATCAGAACAGCATTTGCTCGATGAGTCCTGCCGGATGCGGCAAATGTGGGCTGCCGGGAAACTGCGCTAGAGCTTCCCGCTCTGAAGAGTCTCCCAACGAATCGGCCGGCCATCCTCGAATATCAGGATGAACCGGCCGTAGAACCTTTCAGGAAGAATCGGCCTTAGGGCCTGGGCAGAGCGCAGGATAGCCTCAGCCGTCACCGGCATAGACTTCAGGGCTGACTCCTCGTCAATTCTTATGCGTCCTGTTGCCGCCATCTATTCCTATCCCTCTGATTCGCTCTCTGAATAACCCATTCCGCACCGGCAATTATGGACTACAATTGAATTGCCGATGTACCATCCATTTTTTGTTTCGAGGTTGTATACATGCCCAACAAAATGCTGTCTCTCAATGCTGACAATATCGTCAAGGAATATCTCGCCGGGGACACTGTTGACAGCCTCGCTCTCCGTAACGGAGTCAGCGTCACTCCTATTCGATCCATCCTGCTGAAAAACGGTATCAAGATCCGCCCCTCTTCCGCTTTCAGGAGAATCATATTGCCCAACGCTGATTCTATTATCAGCGAGTACGCCTCTGGAGTGAGCGAGAAGTCTCTGGCAAAGAGCAATTCCGTTAGCCGCGATGTCATCCATAGAATTCTCGTAGCGAACGGAACTCCTATCAGGACGATGAGCGCCGCCATGTATGCCAGGATGGCTCGGACTTCGCCCGAGGAGCGTAGCAGGGTCGCTGCCGCCTCCCACGACGCTATTAGGGGAACGAAGCGAAGCAAGGACGAACTCGTTCGGAGAGCCAACACTCGCGCCTTGTGCTATGAAAGGACCGTCAGCATCTACGAGGACATCTTCGCCAAAATGCTCCAGACTCGTGGCGCAGAATTCTCTCGTCAATCCCCGATTGGACCCTACAATAGCGATTTTTCCATTGGTTCCGTCGCCGTGGAAATCTATGGAGGAGGTTGGCACTTCTACGGTCGCCACCTTGCGAGAGCCAAGAAAAGACTCGACTATCTCCTGAATGCTGGTTGGCACGTCCTCATCATTTGCGTGAGCAGCCCTGTGGGCATACTGGGTCCTGCTGCCGACTATGCTATCTCTTTTTCGCAGAATTCCAGCAGCGACCCATCCACGCTCCGTGAGTACAGGATGATTCGGGGTGATGGAGATGAGCTTTCCCGATTCCGTTCCGATGACGACGATCTCCCCGTCATATTCCCGAGACGTAACGCCCGTGATGGTGAAACCGGGAGATATTTCAGTGTCCCCAAGTAAGCAGTTGGGGTGGTTTGGGGTACAGTCAATTCCAGACGGGAAATCCTCATCGATCGGGATCAGGCCGGCTTCTATGTTCCCCATGCACTCCTCGCAAGCATCCCCTGAGCCGATCTGCTGCTTGAACTTCTGTCCTGTGCCCTTTGCGGCCTCATGCTTGCCGTGGTTGTAGGCGTACATGCTTTCAGTCCTGCTGATGGTCAGAGCTCGAGCTGCGCTGAAGTCCTCACTCTGCAATATGTTGTGCTGAAGTTCGGTCGTCGTCCATCCCTCATCGACCGACTTACTTATCAACTCTCGCAGGGTCTCGCGTGTCGTCTCTGTGATGGCGTAACGGGCATCAGGATTATCAATGATCTCGCCCTTGTCTGTGATGCGCTTGCCCACCAGCTCCGCGCCGCGCTCCCGAGCCATCTGCCGCGCCTGGTCCAAGACTTTGGTCCATATGTCGCTGTCTTCGACTATGCCGCGCTCGGTCAGGAACTCTGTGGCGCCAGCGACCGCATCGGTCTCAAGGTAGGGCGTAACCTCCGGGATCAGATCGCCCCAGTCCACCAGAACGTCTATCGTGTCCTGATCTTCTGGCTTCTTCTTCGCAGCCTTCGCCAGTTTCTCGACGGTGAGTCTTGCTGCCGCTTCTTTCCCCTTGCGCTTGAGGTAGGCCGCTAGTACCTGCTCCAGTGACTTCCCCGCTTTGCTAAAGGGCGGTCGGATGCCGTCCCGGCCTCCTTTTGCGTGGGAGTAGGCTTGCTGGCATTATTTCCGGGTCCTGATGCCCCGCCGGCGCCGCCCGGTGCGACTGGTGTAGGCAGCGCGGTCTGCGCCGCCAGGACAGCCAGCGGCATCCATCCTGTGCCCGTCTTGACCATCGGCACGTCTCCGCCTTCCACCGCGTCCAAGCCGTCGCGGTCCCGTAGTTCGTTAATCGTTCTGGCTCCAAGAGATGTGTTGGCAGTATCGATGGTGGCCTGGTCGGAAGCCGCCACTTCCTCGTTCTGGTCGAACGCGTGGCCAATGTCGTCCCATCCCCAGCCGAGAAAGATCAGGCGCTCCATCAGGCTAGACCACCAGAGCATCTCGCCATTGAGTCCCTGGGCGCGCATTTGCTCTTGAAGCTGCTCGGAGTTCGCCCGCGGCTCAGGCTCCTTGATGTAGGGCTTGGGGTCGGTCCTGAAGGCACGGCAAACGATGCGGGCCATCCATTCGTCGTACTCCGACTTGAGTAGGTCGCCGGCCGAGCCCTTCATCTCAAATGGCTTGCCACCGCCAGGGATGAACCGCATCTTGGACTTGAGCTTGAGATTCCCGCTCATCAGCGCGTCGAACGTCCCTTGCCAGAGCGCAATTTGCTCTGCGGTGTTTCCTGACCAGCAAGCCTTCCCGTTGCGGCGAACGTAGAGTATCCCGTTCGGGACACTGACACATCCGATCATGCCCGAGTATTGCTCTGAGGCAACAGAGAAACGCCGCATTTTGCTATCGCTCATGCTCACGATATAGCTGACGTGGTTTGTATTCCCTTCCCTGTTTCCGTCAAACTTGAGTTTCCTCCCGCGTCTATCGTCCTCGGCTATAGTTGCCGATTTACCCGTTTTCTGGACTAGCTCCTGTAACTGGTCTGCCATTTTCCGGCTGGACGTGTAAATTACCGGGGCTGTCTTTGACCCATCCCCCAAAGCGTAGTAGCGAAGAAAGATCTCAATCTGGCGCGGGGTTGCATTCATGATCTCAGCGGGTACATATTTCTCGCTAGCGTGTCCAAACTTTGATAAATATCTGCCGAGTGGAGCGTTGCAGACAATTATCGACTTCCCATCATAGCTTGGGGCCTTTCCTTTGATTTTGATGTTGTTTACGAGTTCCCAGTACGCCGCAAACCCTTTGCCGTCGGATGCTTGGGTGATCCCAGCCACTCTTCCAGAGCAAGCGGTATGCCCTTCAGCAAGCCACGCTCCCATGAAAGCGCAATACTGATCTCCGGTCATTTCAAGGGCGAACCCTCCACCCCTCTTCGTTATTTGGGAAAACACTCTTGTCTTGACCTCTTTCCCTTCGTTCCAGTTGGAAACAATGGGGATACGATCACCGTCGATGTGAGATTCAAGTAGCTCTTTCGCTAAAACGATGCGCTCCTCCCCGTTGCGCTTTGAAAGCAGGACGCGGTGCGGAGGATTCACCAAGCAATCAATCGACCGGGATTGGAGGTGGACCATCTCCCCGCTATATGGCTGTAGATTGATTCCGGTAGCCTTTTGCCATTGGAATTCCTTCGTTACTGGCTTGCGCGTGGCAAACTTATCAACTTCAATATCCACATTCGTAAATCGCTTCCATCCGTCCTGTGTGAGAACCTCCGTGTCGTCGCTGTAGCACCAGTTCTCCGGGCAGCATACCATCACGTCGGGGCAGGTCCCTTCTGCCCAAAAATTCAACATGTACATCGTCTTGCGAACCTGTTGGGTCGCCTCCATCAAGATTTGCTCGACCTCGGAATACCCAAAGATTGGGAACTGAGCCCAACGGTGCCGCGGCATGTAGACAATCTCCCGCTCGGTGAAGTTGTCCATCGCAAGGCCCTTTACGATCTGGACGTAGGCCAGGGAAGGCCAGTCAGGGATGCGGCCGCGGTCGTCGATCTTCGGAACGATGGTATTGCCGTCGATCACTTCCAACGCATACGGCTTCGTGCCGGCTCGATTCTTCCAGATGTAGACGGTGGCCGCATCGATGGTGTACCGCTCGCGGAAGATCATCTCCATCCACTGCGGGTAGGGGATCTTCCGGTCCGGCATCTTGAAGAATGCGTTCAGCTCTTTGATGCGCGGGTCGTCTTCCGACTTCACGCCTTTGGCCGGGCTCTTCAGGACGAACTTCCACGGCAGGCTCACCAGTTCGTCGACGCGCGCGCTCAGCTCGTTCGCGATGATTCCCGAGCCGCGCACGATGCCCCGCAGCATCTCTCCAAGGACGATGTGCCGGTTGACGATCTCAAGGTTGTAGCCGGTTGGGTAGTCCCACTCACGTACATCCAAGATCGACGGAGGGCCGAAAGGCTGGACGGGCTGGTAAGGGCTGAAGCGGTTGCGCTCTTCGTCTACGTCGGTAATGAAGTCGGAGGGGAGACGACGGTCATCAGGGCCAGGACGGTCATTTTCCGGGTCCCGATTTGGCAGAGTAGGTCGAACGCCGCCGCGATTCCTTGCGCTCAGGAGCCCATACCGCGGATTCAGGATCGTCATCGATCCGCCCGTAGCGTCCGGCATCTTCTGCAATGCCTTATCGTTCAGCCGTTTGCCAAACACTGTATCGTCGTTGATCTCTGTCGGTTCATCCCACAAGGCCATGGTGTGTGCTCCCGTGGTCTAGTGTATCAATGCTTGGGCTTTGCTGCGCACATCAGGCACTTGCAGCCCGGCGCGTGGGATGGTCGGGCATCACGGTTGTCGGCAAGACTGAGGTTCTTTGGAGTCCTGCCAAGGGCGCGCTTGGGTTTTGTCTCGCGTGCCAGTTTCAGGTTCTTCGGCGGCGCTCCATGCCAAACTCCAGCGGCAATCGCCAAATCAGGGAGGATCGCTTCGAGACGGCTGGGGCCGAAGACTTTTTTGGGGGTCCTGACGAGGGCGGTAACCGGCTTGAGCCGCTTCGGGCTGTCTCGCATCCCACCCATAGCCGTAATCTTGCCCTGCGGTTGCGCGTCCATAGCCTTCTGGAATTCAGCAACGACTTCAGGACTCATCGGCGGCACCTGAATGACAGTGGGAGACGATGCAGACCAAAGCCAATTCACGATCACCGCCGTCTGGCTCATTGACTCCGCTTTGGCCCGTTCGTCAATCCTTGCCGCCAACTCGTCCGGTATGCGGATGTTGATGTGTACGCTCATTTGGCCTCCGGTTCAGCTTCAAAATAGCACTTAGACCCGCGAACGGGCTTCCTGTCTTTCATGCACATAAATAGTGCCGTCTTGATGTGGCGCCACGTATGCCCGTGATAGGCGATAGCTTCGATTTCCTCTCCGCAGTTCTTACACTTCATTTGTGTTTCCTCATTTCAGCCGCCAGCAGGTTCACGTGCTCACGCCGGTAGTCAATCGTTCCATCGTCCTGCCAAAGCGTGCCAGCGATCACCTTGGCCAGTTCGTGCGCCTGAGGCGAGTGGTCTCGCAGTTTGTCCAGCGTGCGCTCAATCATGCGGTGGAGTTTCACGGTGTCGGTTCCTCCTGTAGTACAAAAGTGTAGTACAGGAAAACACGGGATTGCAAG